CACAGCGTCGGCCCATACCACGTCCCAGTCCAACTGCCCGCCCGAGTCCGCAGCATGAGTGTGGGCCTCGTCGTGATGATCGTCTGTGCCCACGCCAGAGAGGTCGCTGTGAGCAACCTGCCCACCATCCCCCGCATCCCCAGTATGATCATGGTCCGGGACCGTTGAGAGGGCGTCGGCGCCGCCATGGTCGTGCCTGGCGGAATGGTCACTGACATCCACTCCGTCTACGTCGCCTACGTTTGTAACCTCATTCGCACCCATATCCAAATTACCGGACATGGCTCGAGTGCCGTCCTCTAGGAGGTATTGTGTGTGATCGTCGTCCGTGAGGCCGCCCAGGTCTCCGTGGTCGGTTACGGGCACCCCTTCCAAGACCGCGTTTGCGGGCCGGATATCCAGGAAGTCGGCGTTCGAGATGTCTGTCTCGCCCTCCTGGAAGACGATCGCGGCGAGCGGAATGCAGCGCGCCAGGCCGGGGGGAGTTACGGGGTTGTCCGCTGCTAGGGCCGCAGCTTTGTTGGCGAACGTCTCAATGGGGTAGATGTAGTTGATTTTGTTCAGGGACCAGTAGAACATCCCCCGTACCCACTGGTTGTTAGGAATGGGGATCAGGCCGGTCCCGTCGTCCGGGTCGTCGTAATTCGCCGTGTCCACGTCGTTCGCGGACCCAGAATCCCATGCGTCCGCCGCGTCGTGGAAGTGGGTTCGCATTGCGGTGTCCTTGCTGTTAGACGCGGCATGGGAACTGATGGTGTGGCCACCGATCACGAACACGATTGCGGTCATGACGACATCCAGGTCGCTTGCAGGATCAGAGGTGTAAGCAGACACGATGCCACCACTGATCACGCGCACCGGGAACATAAGCTCAAGGGCAAAGGACACAGAGTATAGTCGGTCGTCTGCATCCTCGTCGTTCACCACGCCAACTATATCATCATCTTGCGCGCAGACTATGGCAACCAGCACCTGGTCGCTGTCTGTTGGCTGCGTCGTGGAGACCTGGAGAGTGTCGTGAGACACACCCTCGTCAAAATAGATGTAGTTGGGGGAGTTGTTGGTCATGGCCTGCGCGGCAGCCGAGTTGATCGAGTATACTGTGTTGTTGTAGTAAACTGTCCCGCTAGTCCAGTCCACATTCAGGCCGCCAGCATCCGTAACAACGCATCCTGTAGCGAGGCCCGGACTCCGACGCTCATACCTGATGTGGTCGTCATCGTTCAGGCCAAGAAGGTCGCCGTGTTCTAGGTGCGATATCCCCCAGAAGTCGCTCACGTCGGATGCGCCAGCACAACCTGCCGCGCCAGAGATCCACACCATGACATCCCCAGCAGATGGAGTTTCGTTATCCACGCAATTGCCGCGGATCCCCTTCACGGTGACAGCGCCGCCGGCCGCTACTTCTGCGTCCTGAGAGGCTGCAACGCTCTGCCAGGCCGCCCCGCTATCCACTAGGATGTGGCCTGCCGTCCCGGCTGCCGGGACACTCCCGGAGCCTCCCCCGGCACCCCCGCCTATGCCACACCAGTATGTGCCATCATAGATCAATAGTAGGTGGTCATCTGCGTCGTCCAGAGAGACGTTTGCGGCCCCCTGAAACCAGATATTGTCCTGGTTGTGGCGCACGACTACTGTGCGGGCACTGTCGGCAGCCTTGATGATCAGCAGGTTTCCAAGCACGCCCCCGTTGATCGTGTCCAGGTTGTCAGTGGCCGCATCCCCGTTAGTGTCGATAGAATGATACAGTTGGGTCCTGGTGACCGCGCCAGCGGCGTCAATAGTAAGTTCTGTAAAGTCTTCTGCTTCGAGCTCTTTGATCTGGCGCAGGTCCTGGCCACCCTCCGCGTCGGAGGAGTGGTCGTGCACTGCGTCACTCCAGATGTCGTCCCAGTCGAGCTGGTCACCCTCACCGGCGCCACTATGGTCATGGTCTGGTAAAACGGTTCCGTCTGCCAGGTCCTGTAGCGCCCCCTCCACATCATTTCCGGCAAAGTGCCCGCCTGCATCCTCGATGCCGATCATGGAGGCGCCCTCTCCGTTCGCAGTAGAGGCGAGCTCTGTTTCGGTGCGGTAGCGGCCGTCCCAGGTTACGCTAGTGTTGTCTGTCCAGGACGACCAGGCAGAATACATTACATCGTTGTCGCCGAGCCACCGGATAGCCCGAACCCGAAAATAGTACTGAGTTGGGTTGCCGGTATCGGTGTCTGCGTCTACTATCGGATACCGATAGTATGACCCGCGAGTGACCAGGGCGTCGGTCGCGCCGGAGGCGTCGGCCGAGGAGTTCGATTGCACCTGCCAGCAAATATCCTCGCCGGGGTAGGTATCCCACTGTACCCACAAGGCGCCAGGTACGGCCTTGACTGCCAAGTTGTTAGGTGGCGCGAGTATGCCGCGGTGGGACATGCGCGCCTTGAGCTCTTGTGATATCTTAGCCACGGCTATCACGCGTGCCAGGCGTTCGACGCGCGCTACCAGAACCTCGTCGCCCACATCGAGGTCTACGCATGACCGGGTGCGCTGGCACACCGTGCCACCGCTTAGACGTACAGACACCGTGCGGGACCCGCGAGAGTCCATGGCGATGACAGTCCCCACGTCGAACAGGGACGGAGACTCCTGCCTGATCATTTTACGTATGACATTTACGTCTTGGGCATTAAGCATTTAGACACTCTCTAGTCTGCAAGATCGATCTAAGCACATAGACGATATCGTTTTCCCGAGCAACGCGGTATGATATAACGCTGACACGCCAATTGGTGCTGCCGTAGGTGATTATATCCTCTGGCTCTAACACAGGATTTGGGGCCATGTTGAACGTGTAGGCGTGTGCGTCCTCATACACCTGCTTGTGGCGCCGGGACGCCCGCGCAGACGTTTCGCTCTCAGAGAGGGCGTTTGGATCCGACTCGACGGCGAATATGTGTCCCTGCGTGGCCTCAGAAGTGCGAAAGTTCTCGATCTCATGCAGCGCTCCCACTAGCCGCAGGTGGGTCGGCGGGTAGATCTGGAGGCTCTCTGACACGGTAACCGGCCGATCAGAAGGAACTGTCCAGTCGGAGTCCGTGCCGGCCTCTCGCCATACCTTAACCGATCCGTCGTAGCGGGCCTGCGCCCGGATCTTGTCATGCCCCGCCACTCGGCCATACCCGGCCGACACGGCCTCTCCCGGGTCCACCGAGGCCCACTCTATCAACTGGTGTAATTGCGGCACTACCAGGCCATTGAAGGTGATCGTGTCGGATCCGTATACAGCGAACCCGAGGAGCGCGCCCCCATGGTCCTCGTCGTACTCCATCGTGTGCGTGAGAAGGTGCTTGTCGTCAAACCAAAGCATCACAGAGGCGTCGTCGATCGTGTCTATTGAACTGTACCGGCGCGGCCATACAGCCACGGTGACGGCGGCCGCCCCGGTCTCCGCCATTGGCAAGCTGACAAGTACTGTCTCGACCCCCAAGTCAAGCTGCGACACCCCAACCGCGGTAGAAGTCCACCATATCATATATCCATCGTATGCCGAGTCGCAGTTGAAGAGAAATGCGCCCCGGTCACCAGTCTTCGTGAACGACGCAACAAATCCCACGCTCGTTGCCGTGCGATACCTGACTTTGTACCACTGTGCGGCACCACCCCCAACCCCGTACAGAAGACCGCCGCTTGTGTACCAGGTGCCTTCTGCCCCCTCTAGGCTTACAACGGACGGCGTGGATGTATCGACGTCGAAGGCCTCGTTGATCCATGTCGCGAACTCCACATCATGGATCCCAGCGAATGCCAGGCAGCGCTGGATCCCCACCTCCTGGGTGGTGGGCAGTCGGTCGTCATGGCATTGAAGTCCCTTGTATTTCGAGTTACTCATGCTTGATATACTGAATCGGCGCTGCCGACCCCCTCGCGGATCCGTCTACCCCCATCCAATTTACGTTGATTGCCGTTGCCCAATCCCCCGTTCGGTCATAGAAATTAGTGAATCGGTCATTTGTCCATACGATGACATTGCGCTCTGGATTGACTGTAATGTTGTATAGTGTTCTCGTTGCCCAGGCGACCTCGTTGGCATTCTGGCGTGTAAAGATCGCGCGCCCTGACCCCATACCGGAATGCCCAAACACGGTGCCCGCTGCCGCCACGCTAGTCGTCCCAGTCCCAAGATACAAATCCCCGTCATTATGATACAGCAACAAACCACCAAGTGCATCTACTCCATGTTCGCCGGTGCCGCCCCCGGTTGGCGTAACTACCAAGGAGGCCGGGTTATAGCCAGAGTAGATATAGCCGTTCCATGTTTGTACAAACCCCTTGCATACAGCACGTACCACCTGCCCGTCACTATGTCCGCTACTCACCCAGTCTGTGTACGTACCCGCCGACCATAACAGCCCGTCCGCGCACCCGCCTGCATAACAGCCAAACCTCGGCACGCCATCCTCTGCGTATGCGGCGTAGCCGCAGCCTGTATTCCTAACCGTGACATTGCAGACGCTGGCGCTATATGCTGCAAACCTGGTGTAACTTAACCCCCCGGCTGTTCCAGAGAAGTAGCCACACAGCACATAATTGAAGTTTGCCCAGCCTATGTATACGGTGCCATCTGGTCCAATGTCCAGGGCCCCGAATGTGCCGCTCCCATCATCGCCCGTCGCTGCGGCGCGCCCGGCCGCCGTGCTCATGATTTGCGTCCATCTAATTGGGCTTGCCTCTATATCTACTGTGTAGTACACACCGTCAGACGTTGTGCACCAGGCCTGCTGCGACGGCCCAAGTGCGATGCGATAGAGGGTCCCGGACAGTCCGCTGCTAATGTTTTCCCAGTTCGCGTCCTCATCCACATCGAAGAAATTCGAGCTCCTGCCAACATACGTTTGGTCGTACAGAATCATGCCGTATTCGTGCTCTACGCCGGGCACCGGCCAGGGGATCGGATCCCATGATGGCCAATCATCGGCATCAGAGTAGCTGTATCCCACCAGGCCGAACTTTCCAGTCCACGCACCGATAAACTCGCTCTCTGGCGACAGGACGCCGTCTAACTCGCCATCTCCGCTGTCCCATGCCAGCGCGGTGTAGGTTATACCGTCCGTGCTTGTGTAGACATAGATCATCCCGTAGTGCACACGAGCCCAAATGTAGTACCAATTTGACCCGTCGATGGTCCAGCCCATGGCGGCAGAGGCGGCCAGGGTTGTCTCTATGCCGCCAGCCATCTTTTTTAAGCGGATCACGTCGTCGTCTGCGTAGTAGGACGCGTGAAAGAAATTGTCCTTATCATAAATGTGAAATGCTACACCGGCATACTCTTCTTTGTCGGTGTAGTTAAGCTGAAACCCGGTGCGCGCAGACCCACTGAGCGCATTAGACACAAACGTGCTCACAGCTAGGGCCTGCATATTCGCAGAAACGAGGTCGCACTCCCCACCGGATGCCTTCCAGGATCCCAGGTACGGCGCCGTGTGCCGCAGCCCCCCGTATCCCGTACCAGTAGGGTCATTATAGGCGTCACGGCCGGCTTGCTGCCCGGGCCATTCTGCTGCGAAGTCGGACCTGATACGATTGAGCCTGCTCAGTCTGTCGCTGGTGGCCAGCTTGAGTTGGCGCTGCGGCATTTGCAGTGTGTCCTGCCACTGTACCAGATCCTCGGTAGACGTCTGTACCTGCAATGCGGACCCAGAGTAGTACCCCAGATGATATACAGCCTCAACGCGGTCCTCTGTCTTGGCAAGCGTACCGCTTAGTACGTCTGCCGGATTGGAGAGCGCCACGCTCGTGTTACGAATGTTAGCCGCGTTTGACTCAAGTCCAATGACGTAGTCAGTGACATCCGTTGCTGTCGGAGACTGGCCAGCCCACGTTGTCATGGGGCTGCGCTTCGTCTCATTCACACCCACGACATACAAATAGTCGTTGTCACGTGGCAGGATCACACAGGGAGACGCCTCACCCTCGATAAACTCCGGGAACTCCCAGTTGTCGCCATCCATTGATCTCATGACGGCGGTCTTTGTGTAAGTGTAATCCCCAGTGCCTCCCCGGCGCATGTACGTGCACCAGGCATAGCCTCCCTCAAATGAGAGCCTGAGATGCTGCCTGGATGGGTACACTTCGATATTGTCGATCACGTCCATGGCGTCATGGTCTGACCAGCGCCCCCCGGACTCCCAAAACCGGACGATGCCTTGTACTCTATTGACCACGGACGTTACTTGTGTTCCTACTGCCCTGGAGCTCAGGTACGGCGACATTTCTGCGGCAAACATGATCAGATCCTTGCCGCCCACAGTTGCGGCATCCATGGCATAGATAGGGAATGGCCAATAGACGTCGCTGTCCGTATTGCTCCATGAGGCGCCAGAATACTCGTAGTAATGCAGTTTGTGGTTTGCGCTCGACGTCGAGGTGACGTAGTGTACCTTGGTGTGGGATGTCGCGGCGAGATGCTCGCAGTTTGTTGCGGCTCCGACATCGACCTCTGCCCCGAATACCGCGGGGGCTGCACCGATGCTGTCGCACTTTCTGTAACAGATTCTGTCGTTAGTATTGACGTAAAAGAGGTATACCTCACTCCCATTGGCAACAAGAGATGGCTTAACCTTATACTTGGCGCCCGTAAGCGTAATCGTCGCGGCTTGCCACGTGTAATCGGACCCAACTTCAGACTGTAATGTTTCCACGATAGTGCTAACGGTGGAATCCGAGACACAGGATACGTCAGCTTGCTCAGCACTGTACGCGCGTACAAGCCATGTAGACGCCTGGATGGCGTCAAACCAATCACCGCTACGGGATTCGGTATCATGGGACGACCAGACAGGCCCGCTTCGCTGGAGCTCTACTTTAATGGAGATGTCTCCAGTAGCAGCCTGTACCGCCGCGTAGTTCGCAGCGCTTAACCCGCTTTCGGCTTGAGTGATCATGTTACAGTCGAGTCGTCAAGAATCTGAAATGTCACGTTCCAATACACGCCGGACGGGTCTATGTTCACGATGCCGCCCCGGTCAATCGAGAGGTACCCGGTGACCATGTTGTCCGTGATGTTTACGTCGTCGTGATAGTTTGGGATGAAGTAGACCTGCTTACCGATCAGCCCCCGAAGGGTGAGCATCTCTGTCAAAGACACGCGAACTGTAGCCTTGTCCTCCTCGAATTGGTACGGGTCTCCAGAGCCGTCCACGACACGATGCACGTGCAACCTGCCAGTCACGCTACGCTCGGACACCAGTGGAACGGTGGGCGTGTGGTCCCACGAGTCATGTAACACGTGGTAGGTTGCCACGGGTGGGTTTACTGTGTCCAGGTAGCAAATATCTTGTATGCCGTATGCCATTATCTGCCCCCAATCACGCCGCCGGTGGTATCCTGAGATCCAGGCGGGATGTTTTCGTAACCGGGTGGCCGGTAGTAGAGTGTGCTGTCATAGCTTGGCGTCGATGCGGCCGCGGCGCCCATTTTCGATAGCCAGTCAGACGCGAGAGAGTTTGCGCGAGTCAGAGCGGTAATCAGGTTCTGTGCAAACACCCGCTGGAGGGCCACTGCGTTCTCCAGGCTCTGGTTGACCGCCATCTGCACGGCATTGATCGCGCGGGTCTTCTCCTCGAGTTGCTTCTGCATGTCAAGCTGTTCACGCGCCATGTCGATGTTGAGGCGCGCCCCGTGCTCCCGGATATCCTGGAGCTCGTTCTCCAATGCCCTGCGTTGCTCGATGTAGCTTCTGTACCGGGACTGGTACTCGTCTTGCAGCTTGAACCGTTCTAGGAACTGTCGCTTCTCGCGCTCGAGATCTTCCTTGGCCCACTGCTCCCGGACATCCAGGCGCTCGCCCTGCGTCTCGAGACGGCCCATCCCCATCGCGTACTGGATGGTTTGGCGGTCCTGCTGCTTCATGAGGGCCCTGCGCTCGCGCCCGGTGGCGTAGCGCATCTTCTCTTGGATGTCCTCCTGCCCCCAGGCGTATTGGAGGGTCTGTTGAGCCCCCTGGAAGGCCAGGTCCTCGCGCTGCCAACCAAACTGGACCGGCGTGCGCTCAGCCTTGACTTGCCAGTTCTCCATAAACTGGCTGAACTGAAGTTGGCGCTGCTGCTGCTGGTATTGCTGGGTGAAGTCCTCCCAGATCCGACCCAGGTTGCGGAGTTCTCGTTGGATAGCGAAGGAGCCGCGCGTCTCGAACCCCTCGAAGTTGCCGCCGAATTGGGAAACCTCGCCCCATTGCTGCTTGCGCTCTGCCTGAGCGAACTGGAAGTCCTTGTACTCGTACTGGAGGCCCAACTGCTCACGCTGAAGGCCCCGGAGACCCTCTTCCTGCACCAGGCCCGCGTACTCACCCATCCTGCCCACATCGACGCCGCTCGCAGGTCGGAACCCCTCCAGGAACCCGCCGTACATCTCGGTGGTGCCCATCTTGAGGCCGCTCGATTCAGTGAGGGGGCGAAGCTCCTTGAACATCCCCTCTAGGGCACGTACACCAGAGGGGTCCGTATGACGAATCTCGTCCATGAGCGCCGTGAACGGCTCTGCGATCTGGCCGGCGACGTCGAACTGCATGGCTCCAACCTGTGCCGTGCCGCCACCGACGTTCCCTGCTCCAATCAGGTTGAGCATTTGCTGGTCGCCCTGCATGAAGCGAGTAAAGTTCTGCATGGCTTCGATGTTGCCCCCGAACCCCTCAGTAATTCCGGCTCCAGTTAGGCCATATTGAGCCAGTTGGCCCTGGAGTCCCATTTGTGCCTGAAGGAGAGGCATCTGCTGAAGGCGCTGTTCCTCTACCGGGGCCGCCCCTTCTCCCAATTCCGGTTCGGCCGGCTCAAGGCCGAGCAGGCGCGCCTGTTGAGCTTGCGCCCCCCACTGGCCGAGTGCGGCCTGGCCCAGGGCATCCAGGCGCTCGAGTTCTGGCTCACCGCGCCCGGTGTACCAGCGCCCCTCTTCTTCGTCCCACATTCTCTGCTGGCGACCGAAAGCCATCTCGCGCACTTCTTCGCCTTCCATGCCGAATTGGGTGAGGGGTTGCCACTGCCGGGCTATCCATTCAGAGCGCTGTGCCTGGCCGGGAGACACCGCAAGCTGCTGGTCCATAACAGCCTGCCAGTTCGATGGGTCCATGCCCCACTGTTGCGCGACTTGTTGGAACTGTCCGGGCTGCATGCCGCGCATAGCCATCGCAGCAAACCTGGGATCTCTGTAGACGTCTCGTATATTGGTCTCGTCGGGTGTAGCCTGCATCCAGGCCTGCGCCCCGGCCATCGCTTGCTCTGGCGCCATCCACTCGGGCGCGTAGAGGCGAGTAGCTTCTTGTACTGCTGCGAGGCGACCGGCGCCAGTCAGGCCTGCCAGTTCTCCCGATCTGAGTCGCTCTCCGTACGCTGTAAGTTCGACTGGCGGGCCCTGAGTCGCCCCCCTGGAAAGATTGGGGCGCGCCCCTGGCGCGTACCTGCGATCGGACATAGCCGCCAGTCTGTAGTCCCAGCCGGCTGACGGGCCCTGGGCAGCCGCGAGCGCCATCTTTTCCCTGTCGCCCATAGCCTGTTGTGAATAGCTTGTAGTGCCGTACAGGGCAGCCAGCGCCGCGATCGGTAGCCCAACGCCAGTGGCTGAGAGGCCGGCTATGCCGGCAAGGGAGCCACCCACCAGGCCGGCCCCGATCGCAGGTAGTCCAATGCCAGCGGCCTGCGCCAGTCCACCGCCAGTTACCCCCTGTTGCGCCCACCCCCATGCACCAAACGCAGCCTCGCCCACCTGCCCCTTAAACTGTTGCTGCTGGGCCTGGTAGGCCATAAGCTGCATGGCCATATCTCCGCTGGCGACTTGACCCATTGGCATCCCGACAGACGCCACCTGTGCGGCGGCCATTTCTTGCTGTGCGGCGATCGGTATCTGGCCCATGGCGTACCCGCCAGTCATACCCCACAGCCGCTTGAGACGCATAAGTTCCCAGCCGCTCGTTACCCCTCTGACCATCTTGTCTGCGCCGCGTAGCGGCCCCCAGGCCCCGAGGGCACCCTTCTGCCACTCCGGCGTTCCTGCTGGCGGGCCACCCCGACCGCCGTCCCCACCATCTCCTCCCGCCGCCAGGCGATTAAACTTGGCCTGCTGCATGAACTCGTCCATGCGGGCCAGGTTCTCCATTCCCGGGAGTACGTAGGTGCCACCCTCTTGCGCGGTCAGCGTTTCCCCGGCTCCCCGCAACTCCCGCATTTCCGCACCCTGCCATGTTTGCCGCAACCCACGCTCGACGTTTTTCTTCCATTGGAGCGTCTGGTTGGTGAGCTCCTTCATCTCCTTGGTGAACTCTTCTGTCCCCTCGACTGCGGGGCGCACCGTCTCGTTCCACGTATCCAGGTTCTTGGCGAGCATTTCCACGGACGTGCGGAACGTTCGGGCGCTGACACCAAGAATGCGCTCCACCGGCGATCCACCCTGAGCCTCTCCTGTCTCTGACACAGGACGGTTTCCAGCCTGTACTGGGCGCTGCGGAGCGGGCGCGGCAGTAGCAGCGGGCCTACTCGGCGGCTTTTGTCCGCCACCCTGACCTTGCTCGATCACCCATCGGGCGTTCATAGCCTCTTCTTGCGCTTCCTTGTCGCTCATCCCGGCCGCTATCGCTCGGTCGTATGCCTGCTTAGCAGCGGCACTGGCTTGCGCCGCCTCCGGGCTACTAGCATCTATTGAGCCAGCAGGTGTCCCGCCGAACTCGGCCTGCTCTGAGAATGTAGTAGCCTCGGGCGGGGTTGTGGACGGGGGCTGTAAGCCGGCTTCCTGCGAGGTGATCCCGTACTCGGCCTCCAAGGGCGCCGCGGTACTGACAGGCCTTGGTAGCGGGGTGCCGGCCTGCGTCGTCATTGGCGCACTTGCCACGTCCATAAATTGCCAGCCGCGCTCTTCTGCTGGGGCTGTGCTTCTGGACTTGACGAACCCGGCCCCTAGTCCGGCCTCGTGCACCGCCTTCGCGCGCGCTACCGCCCAGTCATTATATTCTTCGGACCCGGGCCTCACCCCCTCTGGGGGATGCTTTGACATTGCCAGCCGCCACGACTTGATATCTTTCGTGGCTTCGGCAAGTTGCCCGCTCTGTAACCACTCCTCGGGGAGATTAGCCAGGAAGCTCTCTGCTGCCGACTGCTCCTTGGCTAATTTCGCATTGGCTTGTTCCTGCGTTTGCCCCTCGAATGGCGTTGCTTCACGTTGGCGCATTTTGGTCTTGGCGCGCTCGACAGCACTCACCGTTGCCGCGCGACCAAGTGGCGACTCCAGCATCCTCTCTTCGCCACCGGCATAGCGGGTGAGCATTCTCCCGACTTCGACTTGTTCCTCTGTACCAAGTCCGCCAGCAGCTATGCGAGCAAATTGCTCTTCCATGGCCCCGATGTTGCCCTCGGGGGCAATGAGCTCGGCGGCCTGGCGTGGCGTCAGCGCAGCTTCTTCTTCTGACAGGGAGCCTGGTTGCACCAAGCTCTTCAGGGAACTGAGCAGGTTCTGTTGCATGCCGGCTAGCCCGGTCATTCTCCCACCACCTGGCTTCCCACTGGCTGTTCTCCAGCCACCAGTCCAAGGCTTGTATCCACGGAAGATGTCTGTGAACTGCTGAAGTGCTGGGGGTAACTCCTTGGGTCGCTGTGCGGTCTGGTAGGTCATATTGAACAGCGCTTGTGCTGCGCCCAGCCGCTCGCCACCACCCTTACCCATGCCGGCCGCGCGCATTAGGTTCTCGTAGGTGTTGTAGATCCCGCCGATTCGCTCTCGGAGCTCGAGATCTCCTGCGAGGGCCTTCTGCAATTCTTCTGGGGTGTATTCGTTCCACTCAGATACATCCAGAGCTTTGTGCATCCCCGCCGCGCTACCAGGGCCAGCCCCAACCTCCCCGGCCAACTCACCGGCACCCCAGCCTACTTGCTGCTGAGCCATCTCCCTAAGTTGTTCTCGTGTGGCGAATGGCGCTTCCTGCCCGGCGATCGTCATGCCGCCACCTTCGCCACGTGTTACCCTGCCCAGCCACATGCGCATCATCAGGTCGGCGTCCCAGTCGCCGGCACCGGACTGTGTGAGTTCCTGGCTTGTAATAAACGGTGTTTCTTCACTGAGAAGGACACCCTTCTCTGATGCTGCGCGTGGGTGTATCGCGCGACCGGCAACCTGGAACGGCTCGTCGCCAACAACGGGATACCTGGTAAGCGCCGCGGCAGGGACGGGCAGGCCGGCCTCGCGTGCCTCCTCGATGCCCATCTTGCTGCCCTTGTACCAACGCCTCTCGAACTCCTCTGCCTCCCTTGACCCTGGCTTGATGCCGTATCCGCGCAACACCGCTTCTACTGGTGCCTGGAACTCCTCTGGCGCCAACGCTGGGTCACCATGGATCACACCACCCTCGCCCCGCTTAATGAATGCGCCGGTAGCAGCGCGCATCATTTTTCTGCCAAGGCCAAGTTCTGCCTGCGCTCCGATGGCCCTCTCCATAATCTTCTCGTACTCTCCCTCGCCATAGCCGCCCCGGCCAGTTGCGAGGGCCTGGAGGGCTTGCCCGTAGCGCCAATTAAACGCTGTGACCTCTTCTCCCTCTACTCCGCCATGTGCCCGGAACCTCTGCGCAACGGCAGGCGCAGCCAGATAGCGCCCTCCACCGATCGAGATCGGACTGGTTCCGTATTGTTCGGCTGCCTGCTCCAGGATCGCGCCCTGCATCATCCCCGGAGGAATATTCCTTGGTGTGCCTTCCTCTGTCATTCCGACGCGCGCCTGGGCACGGACCTGGGCGCCGGCCATGAGTTCCCTGAGAGATTCCTTGGTCGGGGAAATTGTTCCCTGCGGGGTCTCGAACTCGCCGGTGCTGGCCAGGGCGGCATTGACGATACCCTGATAGGTCTCTCGCGTGCCCTGGGATTCTGCCATCACACGCTGGTGCATCTCTGGGTTCACGCGCTCCATACGCTCGAGCTCGCGCGCACTGTAGAACGGCCTGCGTGTGGGGAAATTGCGCCCGATAGGCGTAAACGTCTCACCCATCATCAGGGTGGGGACCTCGGCGCTGAACTTGTACATCCCCTCACCCTGAGCCTCCCATGTGGCCCCCGGGATCTTCTTGGAGAGCTCCTCCCACCCTCTGCTTCCCTCATGTACCATCCTGGTATACCGGACATTCTCGGTGATGTCAGGAAGCATTTGTTGGAACGCGCGCACAAGGGGCTCGCCGGCCTCCTTCCACGTCTCCGGCATCTCGCCGGTGTACCCCTGTTCTGCGAGTAGCGCCTGGAGCCTCTCTGGCTGCTGAGCCATCATATACTGCCAGGCTGTGCCCAGTGGCTCCTTGTACTGCATCAGCATCTCGATATCACTGCGCCCCGTGAATGCCTGGATATCACCAACGGGCAGGGTTTCTTTGGTGCCGCCCGTCTTTCCGTACAGCGCGGCCCTTTCGGGTGCGATACTGCGTTCAAATACGGCCCGGTAGCCGCCGCCCTCCCTCTCTGCTATGTCGAGTAGCTCCGCCTGTTCCCAGGCCCCCCTACGCAGCAGGTTAAGCGGGGACGCCCCTTCAAACATCCTTATGTCTTCACCGACGCCCCACTTGGTGCCCACCTTTGCGAGTTCTTCAACCGGGAATCCCTCGGGGACGTCAATATCCTTGGTGTAGCGCTGTGACACGCGCTCGATCGCGCCCTCTCCCAACATACCCATGCCGGCAGGAGTGACATTCATCAATGGCATTGCTGCCCTTAACAAGGTCCCCCGCTGAGGCGTTTCGGAGGCGGGACCGCCACGCATAGCCGCCGGAACAGAGGTCTCCCGAAGGCCCTGCGCTGTCCACTGATAGATATCGAGGCCCTCATGTGATCCCAGGAGGGCGGTACGCTTGGCCAGCTTACTCTCGCCAACGGGGGTTTTAACGGATCCCGGCGTAGAGCCAGGTAGCCAATATCCAGATTCTGCTAGTGTACTAACGGGATAGAAAGCGGAGGACCCCTGGCGCGTCCAGATAGGCTCATTTGCACCCAGCGCCGTCTCTGCCTGGGACCACTGGGTGGCACCGGGCATGCGTCCATACTGTTCCTCCTGTTTGGCACCCCACGGCATCTCTGCTCTACCACGGACTCTCCGGTGCTCCTCCATGTAGCGCCACTCACGCGGAGAGTACGGGTCCTTCATCTTCTCCAGGGTGGGATCATAACGCGCCTTTGGCCGCGCGCCAAACCGAGACGTCATTTGCTGCTCGAGGTAGTCGCGGGCCGCCTCCGGCGTGCTGGATTCTCCAAGGCCCTCCTTGAGCATGCCCCTGAGCTCGCTCTGGGTATATCCGTACCTCATGTAATCAGCGAGGACGGTTTGGTATTGCTGCTGGCTGGTCTCGGCCCTTGCCTGGGCGGCCTGCGCGGCTTGTTGCTGTTGCTGGAATTGGTGATAGGGGATCTGCGTCACCTCGCCAGTGGAGCCGACCACGCCTATCATGGGGTTGGTGGGGCTCCCCGCTGGCGATGCAGAAGTGCCAATTCCTCTAGAGATCGCCTGGGCCTGCGGCGTCATCTGAGACGACACAGCGGTGCCGGGAACGGGTGCCCCCCGGGCTTGCCCCATCTGCACAAGCTGGTCGAGCAGCCTCTTGGTGGCACTAACGTCTGCCAGGGCATCGTGCGCCCCAAACTCCGGGAGGCCGAGTTTCTTACTGATAGCACTCAGCTTATACGACCCGCCAGCCTCCTGCCTGTTGACGACCCTGCGAGCCAGGGCGAGCGTGTCAACTAGTTGCATGCCATGCAGACTAGACGATGGAGGGGCAAACCCAATATCGAACGGTGAGTTGTGACCGACAGCGCTCTCCACGCCCCCGACACTGGCGATTAGACGGTCTAGCTCGCCCCATGCCTCCTGCTGTGAGGGGGCGCCCTGTAGCTGCTCGGGGCCAATGCCGTGGACGGACTGAGCTTCCGGGTTGATTGGCACCCCACCAGGGTCGATATAGGTGTTGTAGGAGATGGGGTCCCGACCAGGGACGTGGATCTGCGCGCCAAGCTGAATGGCGACATCCTTGGAGGTAAGGCCGGTGGTCTCTACATCGAAGACGACGTGTGATCCAGGGGTTGGGTTTTGTTGTGTAGCCGCTGGGGCAAATTGGGCCTGAAGCACGGGGTATTCAGCTATCACTTCTGGTGGCACCGGCTTGCCCGCCGCCAGGGCCTGCCTTACATACTCGGCATGGTCCTCTGCATCGCCGTAGCCGCCTTGCCATTGCTCGCGGCGTGCAGCCTCCATAAATTCCTGTTGGCTCATTTCCCAGAATGGGCGTTTAGCTGATACTGCCATGGATGATGGTCTCTAGATTCGCTATCTCGTCCTGTGCCATTGCGTATGCGTTGGCGCACACGGCAAACTCCATGAGGAGTAGGTGGGGCTGATCGGAGGTTCCTCCCTCCCACCATGGGCCATTCTTCTCACAGAGCCTCCAAAGCCGATATGGCTCAGGCATCTCTGCATCCAGTCGCGGCACCAGGGCCTGCTTCCTGATCTCTCGCTGCTTGTCTGGGTGTGCGTGCTCGTACCAGCCTTGCAGGGCCCAGTTGTGTACCGCTTCTTCTAACTCCTCGAGGTGCGCTAGGAGTTTGTCTGGTCCTTTGGCCCTTCCCCCTCCGGCTGCCTCAAGTCCCAGTCTGGGTTCATTTCCCATGCCGCATAGCGTAGCGCGCGCGTCACGAGCGGGCTCTGGGCGCCAAAACTCTTCAAGAAATCACGGAATGTGCCCTCGACGTAGCGAGCGTGCATCTTGCCGCTGGAGAACTTGCAGAGCGGCTCCCCGTCAGGACCGAAGATGTTCCCCGCGTCACACATGCAACGGAACACCTGCATGGCCCATACCTCGCGCATGCGCGAGTCACGGATCTCCTGCACCTCGTTTTCAGACCATACCACGCGGCGCTCCGAGGACATCTGGTCGATCGCCATGCTGTCGGCCTCAGTGGCCTGTCGCACGATCACGTATGCCTTTTCCTCATTGGGGCACTCTCCCTCCAGCAGTTCGATTTGCGGAACGAGGTCTTGAAGATATATTACATCGGACACGGTTGGAAGGGCCTTGATGGCCATTATTCTCTCCTTAGAACAGTTCGTCCCTCGGTATCGAGGGTAGCGCAGGCCTCTTAGTGACCCGCTTGCGCTTCTTCTCGGCACATTCCGGGCACGGCTCTTTCGGCTGTAGCCCCGCATCGCCCGGACCAGCGGCAGCTAACTCTATCCGTACTCCGCGCAGTGTCTTGTTGGCCGCTACCAGTTGGGCTTGGTGTAGCCTGCGCAGGAATGCGTTTGTTGCAAAGCCTGGTGGGGCAGAGCGGGACACAGCCCGCTCTGCCAAACCAAGCAGTTGAGCAAGGGTGATCTCCACCTACGGCAAGTCGTAGTCGGCCTTCGCGTTCTGTAACAGAATGGTGAACGGGTCACCGCTCTCTGTTGACAAAACCGTCGCCGTAACCTGCAACACGATCGGCCGGTTTGGCTGAACCCGGATAGGCCGGGCCTGCCAGGCCACGTTGTCCTCGGACGTGTCGCTGATCAGGCGAATCCGATAAGGCTCTGTACCGGAGATGTAGGTCTGTGATGTGAACTCGACATCCACATCGGCCTTGTAAACGATGCAAGTCGCATTGGCGTCTGTCAGGCCATCGTTCGTTGCCCCAGAGAATGTCGATACGTACAGACCATAATCTTCGATCAGGATAGTTGCCGTCACGGTCACAGCGCGCCCCAGAACCGGGTAGTCGATCGGGTCGATGGATCCGATCTGGAGCGACTGGGCGGGCGGCAGCAGGGTGTTCACCACCGTTACGGATGCAGCCGTGGCCTGGAACGACGTACTCTCGACCTTGAAGTGCCCGGAGCAATTGGCCACCGGGAAGTGATCAAATTCGTCGTACGATGCGGTCCAGCCAGGGTTGAAGTCGAAGTCGTAGTCGCTCTGGTACAGCCGGGCCATGACATCCAGGTCTGCCGTCACGGGCGCGGCAGCGGCGCCGGTCACCGTGAGCGCGGCAACGCGCGCATCCTGTAAGATCTCGCCAAGTTCGTATGTCGATGTTGGATGTGGTAGCAGTCGCCGGAGTGTCAGGTATGGGATGAAGAACTGGTCGCTCGAGTAGAAGCGGAAGATGTGAGTGTTGATCCCGGCATCGGCTCCACTGCCACCGGCTAGGTAGTGCGCGATGGTTGTGTCAGACACGGTGGATACGTCACCCATTGCAGCCAGGAGCAGCCATCCAAAGCGGTTGTCGAGACGCGGAATAAGCGAGATGCCACCCGCGCCCCATGCGCCCGCAACGAACATGCCGCTTGGCAGTGCACGGCCGCCGATCTCTGGCGGCAGCGCAGCCTGGTTCTTCATTGGCCCGAAGGCCAGGTCCCGCGCGACGTAGTAGTAAAACTGGTTGTCGGTCGTGTTGGGGACCTCGAACCCGGCCACCATCTTGGCATGGTCGGTTCCGGCGCCACTTTGCTGGATGGCGGCCCCGATCAATGCGTTATTGGGCATGATTAGTGCCATACGGTCCTCCTTTCAGGGCTAACTGCGACAGTCTACGCGGTAGACAAACGCTCGCCAGTCTACCCAGCGGCGGCTGATAGATACTGCGCCGCCCCCGCTTTCGTGGCCGTAGGCCTGCCACGTCTCCAGTATCATGAGCGTGTTTCCCCAGTCATCTGTGAGAGGGATTAGATTTGCGTCTCTGTTAATCGCCGCTTTCACTCGCTCATAGATCGACGATATGATAGAGATCGAATCTTCGTACTCTTCCCTCTCGCGTATGTTGATCTCGACGCAGCCGAGATACTTTTCTACCTTGCCGCCGCCGAGTTCCTTGGGCCAGTCCCAGGGCTTCTCAGCGGTCGTCGTAGGCTTGCCGCTGACCATCGAGTCTTTGTCGGCGTTGAGGCCCAGCGGGTGCTGCATGTGGATCGAGACCACGATGTCGTCCCGTAGCTCCCTGGTAGGCTTACCAAGTACGACCCAGTTCGCACGGGACGGGTCATTTGAGGCCACGTCTGTAATGCACCATTTTGTGATGGCGATCTTGAGTGCGGCCGCTAGAACCGACTCTATCCCCAGTTTCTCGACTGGCATTAGCTCACAGTCTCCAGTCGCGCGGGCGGGAATAGGCCGATCAGGCGGTTCCACATATCGAGATGGTGCAACACGCTCTGCTGGCGCGGGTTGTGCATAGGATTGCCACTGTCAACCCGGATCTTGTACTGGTTGATGTCAGATGCAAATACTTCCTTGGGCATCATGCAGTGTACAGTGGTCAGGTGCCCCATCGCCGGCTCTGCCCATCGCGGAGTGTAGACCCTGTCTTGCTTGTAGGTATCTACGTTTCCGTCGTCATCTACGGTGTACTCCACATCAGGGTAATAAGCCCAGTAGTACAGTGTGAAGTCTGTGCTGTCTACATCAACGTCTTTCTCCAGATAGAGGCGACCGGCGAAGATCCAGTAACGCTCGCTGTCATCATCTGCATAGCGTACGTCTCCCGGTTCCCAGTCTACCGGACGCCACCATCGTTCATTGTCAGCATCATAGAGCCCCTGTAGCGCGAAGAAGTCGTCAGGCAGTATTGCCTCGCGCTCGCTTGCTTGCAGTGTAAGCGGTGTGGTGCGAGCGCGAGGGGTGTGGTGGACCAGGATGCGCTGGGCCCAGTTCCACGACTCGATGCGCAGGACCTCTACGAACAGGGGCGTGATAAGATCCCCTGCTGCATTGTACCTGGGCGCATCATCTAGGAACTGGTCCAGCTTACTGTTTACCTCGGTCCACGTAACTGCCATTAGTACGACTTGCCTCCACGGTTTGCGAACGCGCCGGCCGAGAAGAAGACCTCGTAGATGTCCAGGTTCCAGCGATTCATCTCGCCGAACCAGTTGGCCGTCACGCGCTCGATGCTCGGGAAGTCCGCTACAGTGTCCTCCGGTCGGTTGTACTGGATGATGCTGCTATCGGCGTGGCGCCGATGCACCCACTGTACCGGCTCGCGGGCGCCCATCACGATCGTCGGGTGGATGTGCTGGGCCTTGGTGATCAGGGCATACGCCTGGCCCGTCGCAGCAGCGCCGTTGAGGTTGGTGTACTCGAAGGCTTCGCGATACTCCTCGGTCACAGGCTTGCGCAGCGTCAGGCGGTTATTCCCCGCGTCCACGCTGTAGACCTCGGCACGCATGGTCTTGCCATGCAACGGGTCCAAGCCGCCGGTTATGCCATACTCGCTGGTCTGCGCAGTGTGGATCGAGACGAAGTCGCCGGCTGCAAAGTCGCTCGCGCCGAAAGCGGAGCACTGGATATAGTGCGTGGTCGATGCCGGGCTCTGCCCGGTGTACCACACGTTGTCCACCGCGCCCGAGTCTGGGTCGGTTGCACCATCACCCCACAGAATCGGGCTGGTGACCGCGACCTGCTTGGAGATGTTGCCGGCGTTCCACAAGACGAGGGCGTGCCCGGTGTCTTGAATGACCATGTTTCTGTATTGTACTACGTTGCCGCCATTCAAGATCCGTCCGTCTTGCAGTTGCCTTAAGTCTATCATCCACTCTTGCGCTTCGCTGTTCCACAACTCCCAGAACACGCCAGTCGTGACCATCACGAGCACTGCGCCACGGAAGTTGCTGCCAGGGACCGGCTGAGCGTAGTTGCCCCACTTGTGGAGGGTGTCTTCCACGCGATACGACATACGCAGCGCTACCTCCTCCAGCAGGGTGATGTCGAAGGTGTAGGACGAGCTCGCACTGATCGTGGAAAAGTCGTACGTCCCCAGCGTCCAGGCGTTCCCGTCGTGCCCCATGAACTTGAACAGGGCATAGTCGAGGATGGCGTCCCTTGCACACTTCTCGTGGATCCCCACGACCTGGTCGGCAAGCTGGGCGTCGAGCACCCGCGTGATGAACGTCGGGGTGTCGTTCCCGTACCGGCTGATCATGGCATCCATCTCGTCCATCTGCCACTTTGCGCCATAGCGGTAGCGCGCGCGAACCTTGCGCTTCCGCGTGTCCACGTAGATCGGGCCCATCATCCTTTGGTAGCGACCGATAGGCTCATGGTTGACGTGCGACGGGACGAGCTCTGCCCCAACGTGCCAGTAGTCATCCCACCCCACGCCCACCGGCATCACCATGCTGTTTCCCACGAGCGGCGTGAAATACACGTCCGTCCCGTGGAACGCGGTGTCGATGATGGCCGATCGCTCGTCCCACTTGTCCTGGTCCCAGGGTCGAAATGGGTGAACATCGAGATATCTCTCAACGTCATTTGCCATAGTAGTCCTCCTTACTCATTCGTTGCACGCAATGCCTCCTCCACGGCTGACCATGCCTTGCGTTCCTCCTCAAGGGGATCCTTCCCGTCCTCGGTTCTCGTCACCCCGTTTGTAACCAGGCGGTGCCACTCCATCGCCTTTGCGCGCAGCGCCTCTGCGCCAGATGTCGGTGCCGGGGCGGCAGGCGGCGGTACTGCTCCTGCCACGACCGGAGGAGGCGCCGCGTCCGGCGACGTGCCGATCGCCGTTGACATGCGCCGTAGCTCTTGTGCCAACGCGTCTCCCTCCAGCGTGGTGTTGTTGATCAGGCTCATGAACGGGTTGACCTGTCGCGTTTGCGGTTCCTCTGCCCCCTCGGGGGTATATTGCTCCTCGACTTGTACGGCAAGGAGTGATGGGAACTGTGTCAGGAGCTCGAGCCGCGAGGCACGGGATGCCTGCGGAGTCAATGCGTCTATCTGCCCTTGGAGTTCAGGGATAGCGGCGATCTTCTGTTCCTGATCTGCGATCGTCGCACTCAGGCGCGCGATCTCGGCCTCCTTAACTTTCACGTCTCGCTGCGCGGCCTCTAGCTGCGCCTCCAACGATCCAGCCTGGGTTGCCGATTGATTCTCTACCTGCTGCCGCCTGCCCTGCTCCCCAAAGTACTTGTCTTTCCACGTCTTGCCATCCGGGGCATAGACCGCAGGGTCAAGCCCCGGCTTAGGGCTCGCAGGCGGCTGAGGCGGAGTCGTCGCCGGGGGCGTCTGTGGCGCCGCCGGAGGCGTTTCCGTTGTTCCTTCAGTCGGTTGCTGAGTCGGGTCTGTCATCGAATAGTCCTCCTAGACTACCATTCTGCGCCGGATGCCTCGTTGTATGAGATCGTCTTCAGGAACACCACGGCATATCCGGCGGTTGGCGCCGTAGCGTTCTTCCAAAGGATGTCCAGGGTGTCTCCCGTGCGGTAGTACTGATACCCCGCTGTACCCGCGACCGGATCGGACGCCGGGTTGTTGTACGCTGCGCTCTTGTCGGCGTGGATCGTGTTGGCGGAGCTCCAGTCATCGCTGTCACCCCAACCGTCCGTGTCGTTCTCGTCCCCGATGTCGATATCTGCGGCCACCCCCGCGTCGGTAAACCCGGTGTCAACCCGCGCCAGGCACTCCAGGGCGATCGTTCCGCGCGGGATCTGGCAGCGAGCGATGTACCCCACAGCGCCGGGATTGCTCACAAAGTCGTCATAGTCCACAGCCCAGGCCAGCCACCGAGAGATCGGGCTCGCCCCTGTCAAGGGTGAGTCGGACTGATCCCCGTCGATCTGGGCCCGCGCATCGTGCACCACCCGGAAGGTCATCAGGACCGTGTCGGGGGCATCATGCGATCTGACATATATTGGTGCCATACTTCATCCTCCTTCCTACGTGAATGAGACGCCTTGCTCCATCGAGAAGAGCAGGGTGATGTCCAGGCTGCCCGCGGTATTGCCGGCGCCCACATTGGCATAAATGTCTTCGCCAAGCGTGGTGATTTCCGCGCCCGGGTGAAGCAGGCTCGGAGACGCCTTGCCGACAGCATTCACGGCCACCCCATCGATGTAGTAGTCTCCATCGCTGGTCTTCCCCACATCCAGGGTCGTGGTGCCGCCAGCAAACGCCGTTTTGACGTTGACAATTATGTCGATGATTCGAGCGCCCTTGGGCAGCGTAAAGATCTTGGCCGTGGTTGTATCGGCGTACGTGACGTTACACGTGATCTCTCGCACGACCCTCGACTCAACGAATCTGGTTACTGTTAGAGCCATAGTGTCCTCCTTATCTTACTCGTGGGCACGTCGCAATGGCGCGCTCATACTCCTCCAAAGTCGTCGGCGGTCTCACGGGGCCGCCCCTGCGCTGGGGGGATGTATTTTGGCCGTAGGCCCGAGACGTCGGATGAGCTCCTTGGGTCACGCCAGTTCACCGTTATAGCCGGGCAGAACAGCACCTTGTGTACGTTTCCTGACTGGCATACCGGGCACTGGACCGGATACTCAGGCCCAGCCATGGGGTGCCTTTTCTCAAAGAGCTCTGCGCAATCCTCGCATCTGTAGTCGTACGCGGGCATGTTATCCCTCCACCAATTCGTTAGGGGGCCATTCCCCCTTCTTAATGTGCCAATCTCCCTCGTTTACCCCGTCTTCGTCGGCGTAGCCGCGCATCTTCCAATAATCGTTTGACCACCACACCATGCCCTTGTGGGTCGGCGTTCTCGATGCGTTGTCGTTGTAGTCTGTCACCTTGGCGGACGCGACCATGTAGAAATCTGGATTATCCGCCGATGTATCAAGGACATGAAATAACCCGCTGCCAGGACCGAACCCAGCCAGGTCGGCTTCGTACATGATGTCAAACTGGGCCGATCGGCCATTCGCAACCCAAGCGGCATGAATGGTACTGTAACCAACGTGATCCGAGTCGATCTTATAGCTGGCCATATCCAAGTACGGCTACGTTGTACCAGGCCTGGTAAATAGCCGCGTGCTCCCCCGTCATCTGATCGACGGCGACCAGGTCCGCCTGGGCCTTGTCGCGCTCCCTCTTGGCGATCTGCGCCTCGGCCAACTTGGGCAAGACTTGGGCATTGTAACGCTTGAATGTCTCGGCGTCGATCTGGTCCGTACGCCGCAGTATCAGGAGGCGCCTTTTGCACGCCTCGAGTACCTGGGTGCGCTCATCACCCCTCCACTGAGGGAGACGCCTTATCACAGTGTCAATATGCCCTAGTGTTCGGATGTTTGGGATCATTTCTTCTTTTTCCTAGTCACTGATCTCGCGGCCTTCGCATACGCCGCTTTCTTGCGAATGGCCTTGCTCTTACTGCGCCTTGCCTCGGCGATGCATTTAGCGGTCACGCCGCTGTAGCCCTTACTCTTTCAGTACCGAGTAAAAGACCCGACAGTGCCGCGCTTTTCCATGCTCTTGCGGGCACGCTGCATCCACTTCTTTTTGCCAGATGACTTGGCCATCCCTCCCCCTTACAAACAGACGCCACCCTATGTGGGCGGCGTCGATACGCCAAATCTGTAATTCGGTTGTCGGGTTCCGGCTACTCGAACGCGATAACGGTGACAGTGGCCTCCGCAGCAGCGCCGTTGGATAGCAGAATCTCGTCGATGCCCAGGCCGTCGTTCTCTGCCCCGATCACGGCGACAGGGTCCGCATGGATTGGATCGGTACCAGTGCTGTCCAGCTTGAACGAAACGCCCTCGGAGGCAAACACCACCAAGATCTTGGGATCGGTGAGCAGGTTCAGCTTAAGCTCGGTGTCCGCCGCGGCCGCTGGCAGCTTCACCTCAGCCCAAAACGTCTCGGAGCAACTGTCGTCTGCGGTTTCTGTCTTTGTGCGGTCGGTTGTAGTGCCGGTCTTTACTGCCGCTACCACCTGTACGGAATAGTTATCTGACATAGAGCCACCCCCTTATTTCGTGAGCATGTTCATTAGGTATGACACGATGGCTACGACAATGCCCGTCAATAGCGGCGTCCACACCTTTCTCCAGCTATTGAGTTCTGCGATTTTTGCGTTGAGCCTGCCCTCCATCTCCCGCATCTCAACGCGCAGTCTACCTACCTCCGTCGCGGTATCGAGATCGCGCATGTGCAGCTTCTGCGAATGCTCGCGCTGCCTGGCCTCAATCTTATCCAGGCGCTCATCTTGACGGCCGTCATCTTCCGTAAGTTCAGACAGGCGGCTGGTGACCCAGCCCTTGTCCTGGTCCCATGTGACCGCCACTACGATCCCGCCTCCGATACCCGCGCCACGACATAGATCGTGCCGCTGGTGTACGCACTGACACGGGCCCTCATCACAGCCAGCCCGGCACAGTCCGCTCTATATAGTCCGGCAGCGGCGGTGGTTGTGGCTGCATTGCCGGTCGTCAGATTGGTCACCTTGATAGCCACCCAGGTGCCGGTACTCAGCCTGGCCTCGAACGTGATTGTGCCGACGAATGTGCCCCAGACCTGAAACACGGCCGTGCTGTGGCCAGCAGTGCAAAGCTCCTTGCCATCGGCGGTTGCGGTAACCCCGTCCTGTAGCCTGCGATCCCTGTGTTCTCTCATACTCTACCCTCCAGCATCTTCTGGTATGCAGCGCCCCACCTGCGGTGCCCCGTCTTTATGTCTCGATTCTTGGTTACCCAGGCGAGGCCCTGCACGGCCAGTCTATGCCTCAATCTGTGATCGTCGATCAGCAGAGATAAGGCCTCGTACCACTCGCTGTTGTCAATTAAAAGTCCGTTGTGCTTGTTCTGCACGGTGCGACGATAAACCTTCACGTTGGTGCACGCTGGCACCGCTCCGCCCACCTTGCCGTTAGGTAAGCGCCTGGCTGCCGCCATAGCCTCCAGGGCCTTGATCGACGACTTTGACATGTTAAACCCATCCTCGGCATCCAGGCTACAGCACACAATGTCGAATTGGCGCATCAACTGTGGGTACATAACGTATGGCACCGGATCGAGCTCGTGAAAGTTTGGCAATGAGCTCAAATAGTCCGGCGAGTACCCCGCCGCCAAGATGGTAATGTCTGGGTGCTCTCGAGCCAGCCTATGTAGTGCCCCCATCGGGAACTTCCAGTCAGCATAATGCGATGCGGTTCCAATGAACCCGATCGTGAGCCCTTTGTGCTGCCGTTCTGTATGATAGCTCTCGCCAGAGAACCACCCTACATCCACATGGTTCGGGAGCACGACAGGTCTGTGCTTCGTGTGCGCCTCCAGGCGGTCTCGTAGATACGGCGTACTAACGGTGACGTAATCTACATCGCGCAGGACGCCCTTGAAATCATCCCCACGCCCCAAGTCCCGGAAATCGTCCGTCAGGTCGTCGTCCGTGTCGAACACGACAATTCCACCATGCCGATGAAGAACGTCTATAAACTCGTGACGCCCGGCACGGCCGGCGAACAGCCTGGAAGTGAGATACAAGTCCCTCCCTAGAAGGTCGTTAGAACGCCCCTCTTCCACGATCGCTCGGATCTCTTTTTGTCCCAGGATCTCGATCTTGTGCCTGGGGTCTTTGGCAAGGTGCTGTAAGGGTGATACCGCTCGGTAGTAATTGATCGCCGATATGCCGGTAACCTCAGAATGGCGCACAAACGCCATGGCGCGCATCACGCCCTCCTTTTGTTTACGTGCCGCACAAATAGATGTAGACAGTTGTGTCAACGCTCGCCTGGAGCGAGAACGACGTGATACTCGTGCCGATCATCAACCACGCATCTGTGAATGACCACGACTCCGGCGAGAGCTCCTTGAACAACTGGACCGTGGCTGCATTCCCAGACACCTTGATGTAAATGTACTGGATGGTACTCATTTGTACCTTGATTTCAGTCTTGGTGCCGGCCGTCAAGGATACAGACGGCAGGATCTGCTCCTCGTCATAACTGCGCCTGATGAAGCGGTCCTCTGCGTCAGCTAGTTGCAGGCCGTTGTTTCTGCGCTTGATTTCCAGTCTGGTTTCCAGCATTTACCCCTCCAGGCGGGACGGCCTTAGCCTTGGCCTCCGCCTCTGTATCCATCTGTTCCTTCATCCAGTCCAGGATGCGCTGTCGCTCACCCTCAACATCCTCGATCCCCATCGCTTTCAGATAGCCCTCGATACTGATACCGAATTGTCCCAGGCGCTCGATCATCTCGCGGTGGCGAACCTCCTGATCTAGCGGGATCATCTCTGGCCAGCGCTGCATTATCTTTGTGGTCATGATCTGCCTGGGCGTGATCTCAGGAACGGGAAACTCGACGCTATCCCTCTTGGATACAATGAGTCGCAGTGCAGCCTTATCCGCCGAGGTCTTGGCGTCTGCAAAGTTGGAGCGGGCCGTAACGGCGTGAGCGATAGATGTCCACATGCGCTGTGCGATCGCTGGCCCTGTGATGCGCCCCGAAGATGTATCATCTAGGCCAAATACGGCAGGACTGATCCGGGACACCATCATCCAGAAGTCTAGCAGTGTCTTGGGGAACCGGGAGAGCTCCTCGGGGAGATCTGGCGTGGGCATCTCCTTCGCCTCCGGCTTGACTGAGCCGCCCTGCATCGCTCGCGAGTTCCCCAGGTCCACAATACGCAGAACGACCTGGCCGTCAGCCGTGACCTTACGCATGCTGGGGTTTCTGGTGATGTCGGTCCCCAGCAATACACCAGGTAGGGACTTGCGCACTACGTCCGCCAGGTCCGCTGTCCGTGCGTTTACCTCTTCCACAAGCTCGGTCTGCCCCTCGACCAGGCTGTCCCCCCACAATTCCTTTGTGGTACGTTCGTGCGGAATATAGAAGATCGGCACAAAGCCGAGCGGGTTCTCGCCGGCCAACGTCCAGGCATCGTCCCCGATCTTCATCTTCACAACTCTGTCATTCACGGTGATCCGGTATTCGGAGTCAGTCCAGTGCTCCATGTAGAGGGCCGTTGGCGACGCCACCTCGATACCGTACTTGGCCATGGCGTCCTCGGCCGAGATCTCGTACCCGACATAGCACTCGAGCAGTTTCCATGGATTGAGCCAGTCGGCGCGGGGCATGATGTGGCCGGGATTCTTGATTAGCCGTATGGCCGTGCCATACGGGAGCTCTATCTCCCACGGCTCCCAGGAGACTTTTAGCACGGTGCCGCCGTAGATCATCATAGACAGAAGCGCCTCCTGCTGGAGGGGGCCTCCGTGACTTGGGCGCCACACACCCTCGTTGATAAGGTTCTCTAGGGCCTCGGCGTTCTCGGTTCCTCGGTCCACGACTGATTGCACAAAGAGCGGGTCGTCTTGGTCGGGCATCCCCCTAACCAGGTCCCGGTGCACGGTGCAGGCCAATTCCACAAGGTTGATGTCAAGCGGAAACTTTCTGACCTTTTCGCCCGTTTCACGATCCCGTGTAGGCATGGTGCCATCGAGCTTGGTTCCGTCGAACCATTGCTCGTACTGCTGATATTTCAGGCGCCGGGATTGCCACTCCGTGCTTTCCCAAATATCGCGGTCTCGTGCCATAGGCCTCCCGAAAAAGAAAAACGCCACCTCGATTGAGGTGGCGTTGGTACACCAAATCTTGGGGTTTCTGTTGTACAAGTGAGTATGGGGCGTGCCCCCTGGGAGCCAGTTATTCCCCGGCTGGGGCTCCTCCGCGCATCGCGGCGGCAGCGCATGGGATGCCTGTTACGGAGTGCCGGGCCAGATGCTGCCTGCACAGGGGCACATTGGCAGCCCACGCCCCATACTCACTTGTTAAACTGCAATTTGTCGTCGTAGAGCTACATTTCGTAGTCGTCCGGGAGCTCGATCCTGATATACATGTTCCCGTTCTCGTCTTTGACCACCGTCCCGCACGTGACGGTCATGTGCGCAGTGCGGAACTCGACCTGCGTTCTGTTACAGAAAAGGATGTGCTTCGACCGCATTCTGCCGAACTGGTCCTTGTACCAGATCAGCAGGCGGCCATCACTGTCCACCTGTACGCCTGGTTGTCCCTCATGATATCTCATATTGTGTGCCTTGTCAAGACCCCTCTTTGATCTTGCGACCCTCAAAAAGTGGCTTGATGCAAGTATGGAAGAACTTGCCAGCAGACTCTGCGACCATCATGCCCTCAAAGTACTCCCTCGGGGCGTCGTAAACGTAGATGTCGCCGCTGTTGAACTCGACCACAAGGACACCGTCCCACCCGGCAGACCGAATCATGGATGACGTTACTTGTGTTCGCTCTATTTCGAGTGCTGTAGTCATGACAACCTCCTGTGTCTGTCTTCTGTGGCGGCGTTCTCTCCCTGGAAAACGCGGCTGCGGTACAGTTTATTGAGGGCCCAGTCGCGGAAATTCCACTCCAGGGCACCAATCAGGGACACCACAATGTGCTTATGCAAGGCGCGCATGGCGGTCGTCACCGACTTGCGTAACTTCGTCATCCACGAGGACCGGAACGGGCTGCCCATCTTCTCCCTCCTCCCATTTGTAGGTCGCCATAAGACGCTCCCAAAACGCGTTCTCCTTCTGAAACGCCATACACAGTACGAGTAGGCAACATATCAAGTCGTCTGCCCTGGTCCTCTTGGACACGTCAAAGATTCTGGCCTGATGCCACAACCCCTTGATGTACGGCCATGCAAATTGCGCATCCCGCATCAACTGAGTCAGAATCGTCACCGACCAGCGCTTGGGGACGATGGTCCCGCTGAAAAAGATTGGCTCGACTGGCCAGTTGAAGTCGCCACCAAAGGCGCCCTCCAGATCGTCGAACGCGGTCTGTACGTTTCCAGCATCATAGTAGCCCGATCCCCGATACTTGAGCATCATTGCCTTCATCTTGTCGATCCAGGGCGTGTAAGATCCATCCCCGTCGATCCAATGAAGGGCTACCAACTTGGTACCGTGCCTGCGCATCAGGAAGTCAGTGACGTCAGCCACCATCACAACAGGAACATTCATGGTGGACTGAGATGCGATGACACTCAGGCCCGGGTCCCCAAAAACGACGTAGCCGTGTCCGGGCTCGTACTCCATCTCGTACGCGCGCAGCCCCACGACGTCGTCGTGCCTACCGAACTCCTCTGCATAATTGTCCATTTCCTGTGTTCGGCAACGTTCCAGAAGATGCTCGCTGATCCCCATGCCAGAGAAAGCGGCCGACATCATACCGCCATGCCAGCGATCTACCTCCAGGCCGCTCATCACACGGGACTGTTTCTCTAGCTGCCACTTGGTCACATAGATGTTAGCACTAGAGTCCTCGCCCTCGAGAACCAAAACATCCTTCGCGCCCTTGTCGATAAGGTCCTGATACTTTCCCATCAATGCAGACAGTTCCGGGTTGGGTCCCGGGTTCGTGATCCAGGTCACCTTGCCCCATCTCAGGGCTCCTGTACTCCGTGTGCCACGAAGACGGGTGTATAGCGCGGGCTCGGCCGCGGAAATCCCCGCCAGAAGCTGCGCTTCGTCACAGTTGATCCAGTCCTGCTCAGAGCCCAGGATGCCCGTGGCGTCCCTACCCACAGTTTGGCACATAAGCTGTGACGGGTATCCATCATAGACCTCAATTGTGATTAAGGGATACGGTCTTTGCACCCACAGCGAGTGCGCCCCCCTCGAGGGCTTAATAAATCGCCTGAACAGAGACTTGTTTGCGCACCACTTCTCGATCTCTCCCAACATTAGCTCGGCCTGGTAACCAGTGGGGGCCACGTTCAGAGCCCGAAACCCTGGGTACATCGCGCAGTACGATAACATCGCGATGGCCAGGCTACACGTCTTGCCACTACCCGCTCCAGCGATGGCAAGACCCAGGTTAATGTCGGGAGAAATAAACCTGTTGAGCCAGGGCAGCATCAAGAACCCATGCCGTAGCAAGAATACCGGGTACCCGTTGTAATGCTCGGCTTCGTCCCACTCCACCCGCAGTGTAGTGGGGACATCCCCAAGCACAACCTCGAAATCTGTGTCCGGCTTGCCGGCCTTCTGCCATGCATCATGCAGAAGGTCGTACTGCTCCACGCGATCTTCCGGCGTAAACCGGGTACCGCTGTTTGGCAGCCTGAAGAAGCGCTCTGTGAACAGGCTCAAGTTGCCTGTTTTCAGGGCCTCGTCAAAGACGTGCTGCTCCTCGCGTGTTAGTTCTGCCATATTATGTTACAGCCAAGAGACCTCCCAATGCACATCGGCGGCCGCCTCTTCGATCCACTTCATCGCCCCTTCCGCGGTGTCATTGACCGGCCCCTCGTCGGGAGGGGGTACCTCTGGGATATCCGGGATCTTGATACTCGCTGCAATGATGCCCAGCGCACCAAGGCTGAAACCCTTTAGAAACTCACGTCTTTTCATTTCTCTACCAGTCCCCCCTCTTCGTACAGAATGTGCGTGGCATGCTGCGTACCCCGGAGCCGCCAGCGCCAATCATCCCCCTCATGCTTCAGGAGTTCCAGGTTGTGTTTGGCGGCCGGGCAGTCTCTACGGGTCCCCAGCTTGTGGTCCTGATGGAACGCCATGTGGGCTGGGGTGATATCCACCACGGGATACCCGGACTCGAGTGCGATGCACATCAGATCGGTGTCCCAGGCATACGCAGCGACGGCATACGGCGGGATTCCGGCATCCCAGATCGGTCCCCGCCAGCAGAAGTAGTCCATGCCAGAGGTGGGATGCAGGCGCAGGGAAGGCCGGGACTTTAGCAGGGTCACCATCTCCGCCTCCTCGAGGTCGGTTACGTCTATGTTCACATCGACGTCCCAACGTTGCCCCGTGATCATGAAGACTGGGAATTGGTCGGCGACGTATTCTACCGCGTCAATGAACGCAGTGGTGAGGATGATGTCGGCATTGACGTAGCAACAAAACGGCTGTGTAGACATCTCCTCGGCCAGGCGGAACATCTCGTCTACTCGAGGGCGGCCGTATACCGTATCGACTACGGTGCATGGCCAGTTGTCAGACTTGAGCTCCTCGCGGTCGATCTCCGACCCGAAGATGATCAGATCGGCAGTGGGGTCGATACGCCCCCAACTTTCGATGGCGTTGTGTTGCGGCACCCCCACTTCCTTGCAGGTCGTGAAAAACGTAATCATGGCAATATACCTCCTGTTTTGTTAGGGTTATTGTCACCACTCCGCATGTTCATGTGTCTTACTCCCTTGGCCTGAATGTATGCAGAAGCCACTTGTGATAAGGGCACCCCAGATACTCACACACGCGCTCGATTTGTTTCTCTGTGTCGGTTAAGAAGTCCTCGTACCTGACATGTAGTATATCCCAGTCGGCCTCCAGATACTTGGCAGCCATATCGTAGTATCTGGTGTGCGCTCCTCGATATTCGTTCGGCGTCATTGCGGAAGGGTGATTCCTGTATATCGTATCCGCCGATCGGAAGATCACTATTGCCTTCCTGGGTTCAAACCACGGGTAGATCCAGGGTAGCTTGACACATTTGAAGACCTCGACGCCGTGACTCCTGGCCATATCGGCAAGGGGCTGGCCGATGGCACTGTTAGGCCGCACCGGGGCGACCGGGATCTTCTGCACGTCGAAATTGCCACCAGAAGCCATCCAGAAAGCCCTGCGCAACGGCAAATACTCCCAAAATCCGTACCGGTTGTTGTGGTCTGCGGGCTTGAGGCCGTCAGCCGGCCCGGGCGACAGGCCCGTAGCCCTGACTACCAACTCTGTAAGGAATGATGTGCCAGAATTGGCTATGCCCGCAGTAAAGATTTGGGGGAATAGTTTCATTGAACCTCCGGCGCGTGCGAGGGGCGCCTCCATGCGTACAGGTCCCTGGTATTTCCCAGATCAAGCCAGGAGTAACCGGTCTCGGCCAGATAGTCCGTGATGGTTTCTATCCCCGCATGCTTGTGCTCGATCAGGAGTGCGGGCTGCACAGTTTTGAGAAATTGCCGGCCTCCTTGCAGGACCCTCAGTTCCCACCCCTCCACATCTATTTTCACAAACGACACCGAGGTGCAGCCGAGCCTGTCTAACGTTGTCACACGCACAGAGATAGGATCCCATCCATTGCGCTTTTTGCAAGACGAGAGCCCGGATTGATACCTCTGTGGATGCTGGTACAACTCAATGTCCCCCAGCTTGTCAGACATCCCCATATTGAAGGCCGCCGAACGATCCTGGAGACGGTTGAGCGCGAGGTTTCTCTCTAGCACGGCAAACGGGCCCGGCTGCGGCTCAAACGACCAGCAGGATAGCCCTGGCACAAACACGGGCAGCAAGCTGAACGATCCCGTGCTTGCCCCGATGTCAAGCATAAGCTGAAATTCAGGATTCCGCATGAGACAATTGTAGGCAAATTCGAGCAAGGCCGCGTCGTAGGCCATTGCCTGGCCGCCGCGGGCCGGATAGAGCCAGGCTCCGCCCCACTCGGGCGTCTCCGAGTCTAGCTTGACCTGGTGGCCCGGGAAGAGGAGGCCTCTAAGTGTGGGCGCCTCCTCCGCAGGGCAGACCGCACTCCTAGAGTCCATAAATCTCCTTTCGTTTCTCTAGCCAGTCATCATCGGGAAGAAGGCCCCGCCCAGGCTTCCAATCGACCACGCTTCCCCCCGCAGTGTGAAAGCGGAAGCTGCCGCGGCTTGCATACGGCTGCCCCTCATTGATCCGCTCCGCTACCTTGGCCAATAAGCCAGGGTGCCCCCGGCACCCATGCAGAATAATCGCACGCCCCCGGAGTAAGCCCCCGAAATTCGCCTGGGTCAGGTAGTTTTCCCCTATTGTAGTGAAGCGTGCGCCACTGTAGTACAGCGCCCGCCTCAACGAGGGCTGACAGGCATGTGCGCCATGCCCAATCGTCTCATCAGGCCTTTCAGCAATCCATCGCTCCTGCCTGTCTCCCCAGTCACCAAACAACGCGCGTGTCTCGGGGGTCCACCTCCACAGTATCACGCCCGAATTGAGGGTGGGGAATGCCAGGGGGACATCCTCAAGGAAGGCGCCTCTCCGGGCGATGCCCTGATGTATAGCCAGGTCAAATTGCTCCATTAACCGAAACATGTCATCCAGGCTGTCGTCTACGTAGGTGTCGGCGTCCAGGTGGAGATTGATGTCGTACGGCGATCTGGCCAGGCACCTCACCCGATCCAGATGAAGCTCGTTGTGGGGGTACTGATCATTGATCGACTCGTAGCGCATGACCTGGTTAAATGGAGTTGAGCCAACATCATCGTTGCAGAATAGCGTGGCCGGCATATCTGGATGGAAACGCCGCAGGCTATTCAAGGAATTTATGGCATGTTTCAGATAATGCCACCCGACTACGAAGTAGATGATGCCTATCATTTGTTTTGCCTGTAAGGAATCGGCCATAGCCGCCCCGGCGTACCAGGGCTCTCCACATCTTCGTTTGAGAGACGCACGACATTCGTGAATAGCCCCCCTGGCCTGATGCGGTCCAGGACCGCGGTGTTGGGAATGATACAATGTCCACCAATAAAGCCTGGCTGGTGAATGACATGCGGCAGGTTGGGCATTTCATTCACTCTCTGGGCTGTCATAAAGTCGGCTCCGACTTCATCACAGTAGCGCTGCATTTCCTGTGCCCAGGCGACCAGAATGCCAGTGTACGTAGTTTGGAATAGCTTACCTAGCTCTAGGGAGATGGCATCTTTCATCACGGTTACCGTGAACCCTGCCTCTATCAGGGAGGTAGCAGCGTCGTGCGCAGCAGACTCCAGGGGGGCACCAACGAGCTTGGTGAAATCATGCAAATCCTTCACAAGCTGCCCGTGCCGACCGCGGACTGGGCTGTACGCCATTAGGCACGTCGTGCGGCGCTGAATCTCCCTCGTTGTACCCGGAAGAACCGTACTATGAATGATGCACGTCCCGGGACTGTACTCCTCGATGTACCCGAGAACAGCCTCGTTAAAACCCTCCAGGTCGCCCGGGAAGCAAATGTGCAAATACTCACATGTCCCCTCGTGCCTGTCCTCGACATCTACACCCATAACATCATTGCGATGCAAGACCAGGCACTCCAGAATCGCACTGCCGACCTCTCCCAGGCCCACTACGATGTGCCTTACGGCGCCTGCTACAATGTGTGTCATGCCATCTTCTCCTTTACTTTGTCATAGATCCAGGCATACGTGCGCTCCATGCCCTCCTCCAGCGATACCTGCGGCTCATACTTGAGCTCGCGGCGCATCAAAGATAAGTCTGCGTTTCTTCCCCTGACGCCCTGCGGCTTGCTGATGTCGTGCTCCAGGGTCGCCTTGTCCTCAATGCCCGCGCACCTGGCGGCGATCATGGCAAGCTCGTCCACCGACACCGATCGGTCGGTCCCGATATTCATAGGGGCCCCGAAGTCAGACTGCATGAGGGCCCAGACCATCTCCACGCAGTCGTCGATGTAGCAGAACGACCGCCGCTGCTGGCCGTCGCCCCAGATCGGGATGTGGTACTCGCCCGTAATAGCCGCCTTGGCCATCTTGTAGCACATAGCCGCCGGTGCTTTGACCCGGTTGTCGTTATCTGCGTCCCAGGCCCCCTCGGGCCCGAAGACATTGTGGAAGCGCGGGATACGAACCTCCACATGGCTGGCCTTGACGTCGCCGCGCATGTACATGTAGAGACTCTCGGTGAGTAGCTTCTCTCTTCCGTAAGCGTCTTCCGGGTGCCCGTCCCAGGCGTCGCCCTCTTGTAGAGGACGCGAGTCAGCGAACATCTGCCGCCGCACTGGGTAGACACACGCCGACGACGTGAACAGGAGGCGGCCGGGCTTCTCGTAGTCACGCCAGTTTACGCGCGCAGCCTCAGCCGAGAACAGGCTGATCAACATGTTGTTACGGAAGATGGTATAGTCGTGACTGGAGATAAACCCCATGCCGCCCATATCCGCTGCGAGGCAGTAGGCCTCATGAACACCATCGAACGCCTGGACGACGTTGGGGAACTCCCGGAGGTCGCAGTTCCAGTTGAAGAAATTGGGGCTGCACTCGTAGCCCTCTGGCTCTTTCCAGTCCACGCCGATCACGTAGCGCCCCTTCTCCTGAAGAAAGCGCACCAGGTGGTGGCCAATGAACCCGGCTGCGCCTGTCACAAGGGATACGACAGAGTTTTCGTCAAATGTCTTCATTTGTCCTCCATTTATAAAGTAGCTCTGTTTCCAGGAGCAGGATCGCTATACATGAATGCGGGTCTAACACCTGCCCGCGGCGCACCATCCAACCGGCGTCACCAATAGGGATACCGCCTACAGAGCTTATAGCCTCTGACGGTACGAACTTTGCTGGCAGGCTGACGCGGCAAGTATAGACGCGCACCTTGTCTCTGCGCCAGGATGTGTCGATGTACCAATCCCCAAACTCCTCCCAGTCCTCGCCCCGCAGGCCAACCTCCTCATGTAGCTCACGGGCCGCCGCATCAACGTACGGCTCACCGGCATTGATATGGCCAGC